CCGATTAGCGGCGTTGTTGATTGGGTACAGACTGCAGTTAAAGCTGATCGGGAGGCGTGGCAATCTGCTAACGCAGATTGCCTTGGAGTTTCGGCAAGCCGAAACTCCACACCTAAACAGGGTGAATTTAATTTTGTATCGGATTTTCAAGGTTTATAAATATGAATACATCTGTTGTTTTTAAACCGACTGCTGTACAGCGTAAAGCTCTTATACTTCTAAAAAGCGGGGCTAAACATATCTTACTTTTCGGCGGTTCTCGTTCCGGTAAAACAACAGTATTAGTTATGGCGATTATTTTTCGCGCTTTGATGTATGCAGGTTCTAGGCATTTGATATGCCGTTTCAGAGCTAAGGACGCGCGTTCATCGGTTTTGAGAGAGACGCTTTTTCCGTGGCTGGATAATACTGTTGGAAAATCAGGTTATACATATTTGACGCATGAAAGCGTTATTACTCTTTTAACGGTTCTGAAATTTGGATTGGAGGTTTGGGAGATAAAGAACAGACGGATAAGATTTTAGGACATGAGTATAACACTATTTATTTTAATGAGATTAGCCAGCTTTCCTATGCTGCTGTTACAACAGCCTATTCGCGTCTTGCAATGAGAATTCAAGGTTGTAAAAATCTTTTTTTCTATGACTGCAACCCCGGGTCTCCGCTTCATTGGGCTTATAAAATATTTGTTTTGAAAAAGACTTTTCAAACTGGTGAACCAATAGAGAAACCAGAATTATTCGCTTCTATGCTTCTTAATCCAGAAGATAACAGGGAAAATCTGCCGGAAGATTATATTTCTGACATTCTTGATGTTCTGCCAGAAAAACAAAAAGCCCGTTTCCGTGACGGTTTATGGGTTAAGGCAGAGGGCGTTATATATGACCGCTTTGATGAAAGTATGATTTTAAAAGTTTCTGAACTACCTGAAAAGTTTGACAGATACGCCGCAGGACAGGATTTCGGGCTTAACATTACTTTTGTAAAAATCGCGTGGCTTGGCGAAACTATTTATGTGTTATGCGACTATGGCGCGTTTAATATGACTACTAAAAGTTTTAATTATGAAGTAACTGCAAGAGGCTGGTTTGACTGTCCTGATGGTATGGGACTGCCTGTCTATTGCGATCCTGCCGGAGGAGAGCGGATACAAGAAATAACAGGAGGTGTTAAAGCAAATAATTCTGTAGACAGCGGCATTGATTATATCAACGCGAAAATTGAAAGAGGTCAATTTTTTGTTTATGAAAAATGTACCGGAGTGTTATCTGAAATATGGGATTACTGCCGTGATGAAGAAGGAGAGATTGTAAAGGTAAATGACCATTATCTTGACGCATTGCGTTATGCGATATTTTCTGATGTCCAGTATGGGGTAGTAATGTTATGAATTTATTAAATAAAATATTACCAAACCGTAAGCGACAAAATAACAATCTACAGATTAAAAATAAAACTATTAAAAATGAAAATGTTAAAGATATTTTATCCTTGCCTGACTATGATGATTCATTTATATTTTATAATAGAGACCAGTATAATGATCCCTATTTACTCAATGCCTGGGTGAATATTGCGATTAATATTTTAATACGCAATATCGCGCGGGCGGATTTTTGCATAAAGAGAGGCGGTGATGATATTGAAAGCGGAAAAATATATAATTTATTCCGCAAACCTAATCAAACATTAAATAAATATGATCTCTGGAAGGAGACGGCGGCATGGTGGCTTCTTGAAGGTGAAGCATTTTGGTGGTTCGGTGACGATTATTCAGGCGGTATTCCGCATGAGATATACATACTTGATCCTCGTAAATTACGCCATGAAAGCGATATTATGGGCGGGCTTGATGTGCATTTTAAGAAGCAAGTCCGCAGATGGTTCTATCATGCCGGCTCTGAACTAATACCGATACTTTCCGATGAAATAATACATTTCCGTGAGTGGAATCCTTATAATCCTATTCGCGGTGTTAATCCTCTATTGTCATTATCAAATGAACTGGAACAGGATTATTACGCTAATAAATCAAATTCACAATTACTAAAAAACAACGCAATCCCGCAGGGAATTTTAAAAACAGAGCAAACTCTAAGACCGGAAGAAGCGGATCAACTTGAGCGCCGATGGGAAAGCAAATATGGAGCGGTAAAGGCTGGCAGAAAAATTGCTGTTCTCGATAAAGGCACAAATTTTGAGCCGCTTTCTTTTACTCCCGAAGTTGTAAAACTTTTTGAATTAAAAAGATGGAACCTTTACACGATACTTGCTAAATACGGTATACCTCCCAGAGTTGCCAATATTCACGATAAAACATCGGCGTTATCCGGTAAAGATACGCAAGAGCAACATTCAGCTTTTTGGAAATATACATTAATCCCATTGCTACATCAATTTGAGCAAATATTAGACAGTCAATTTTTTATTCGCTTTGGATTACAGGAGAGAGGAGTTTTTGATTTATGGGATATACCGGAATTACAGGAAAGCGAAGACGCACAGAGCAGGAGAGATATTGCGGAGATAAACGCAGGTATAAAAACAATTAATGATGTTTTGAAGGAGAGAGGCAAAGAGCCTAAACCATGGGGCAATGTATGGCATAAGCCAAAAAATCTTGTAACTGTAAATGACAGCGGGGGAACATGACTAATAATTCTGTTGTCATTGCTTCCACCGGCGGCTGTCTCGCAGATATGTTGAGTGTAAAACTTATTGATATACATTTTCGTGTTTTTTCCGTAAGTAATGACACAGATTTATTTATAAAAATTAACAATTATTATCCAAGATATATTTTTATTGAAAACTGTTATCACAACAATGTTACTGATGAATATATGCATAAAATTAAAAGAACTAATCAAAACTTACATATAATAATCTGGACTGCTGTTGAGATTACGCCTTTTTCCATTGCAAGGTTTATTAACGCAGGAGNTGAAAGTATTTTCTCTTTAAGAGAGAAAAGCGAAGTGGTGAATAAAATATTATTTAATTTTATGTTGGGTGAACCTTATTGCCCTATAGATGCATCAATGGTAAGTAACAGCGGTACAGCAGACCCTATATTTAATGTTCCATTAACCAAAAAAGAAAGACAGGTAATAAATTTTTTACATCTGACTGATAGTCAGATCGCTAATGAATTATATATAAGTATTAATACTGTTCATTTTCACAAAAAAAATATATTCAGGAAAACCGGTTTTAAGAAAAGAATTGAAGTTATTAATTGGGCGAGAGATATGATGATTAATAAAAGTGAGAAGTGAGATAAGAGCAAGAGACTTATATTTTGGAGGGTTGATTATGGTTGTCATAACTAAGAGCAGAGAGTACAGGACGGAAAATGTTGTATCTTTGCGTGATTTTTTTGGTTTGAAAAAAGAAGCGGCTGGTATCCAGAACGTTACAACAGATGTTGAATTAATAACTTCTGTTCCGTTTCAGCTAACACAAGAAAATGAGAGTAATGGTTATTCGTGGACATTATCAACTTTTGACCTTGATAGATTTGATGAGCGCATCGATCCTGCTGGTTGGGATCTTAAGCAATACTTAAAAAATCCGGTTGTTGAATGGGCGCACAGGTACGATATTCCGGCGATTGGGAAGATTGAAAACCTTACGATTGATGACAATGGTTTACATGGCGTTGTTTTCTTTAACAGTAAAGATTTTGATCAATTTGGCTGGTCGATTGGGGAACGTGTAAAAGCTGGCGTTATCAGGGCTGGTTCTGTCGGTTTCCGTGTTTTGGAGATTGAAATACCGTCAAAAGAGGATGCGCCGAACGGCGGTAAAGACGGCACTGCTTTAATTTTTCGTAAACAGGAACTTTTGGAATTCTCAATTTGTAATGTTCCGGCTAATCCTTACGCCTTAGCAAATAATAAAAAAGAAATAATAAATAACAAAGAAAAGAGTAATAATGTTTCTCCATTTTGGGGAAATTTTATAAATAACATTTAAGGAGAAATTTATGGACGAATTGTTAAAAGCAATTAAAAAGAAAATTGCTGAAATGAAGAAAATTGAGTTGACTGGTTTCACCAATACGGAAACTGCTACGGCTTATTTTCAGGAGAAGGAAGTTATTCTGGAGGGAATTGTTAAAACACTTGAAACATTTACCGTTCAGGAAATTGCGGAAGTGGAAGCTCTGAAAGGAACGGTTAAGGCTTTACGGGAAGAAATCAAAGGACAGGTTTCAAGTCCCAAAGAATTATCAAGGCGTGAATTACTTTTCAATCTTGGTAAGGGGATTGCTGCGGCATGGTCGGGGAATAATAAAACTCTGGCTGAACTGGCATTTTCACCTAACTTGAAAGCTGATAACTGGACTAATCCTAAAGAGGTGTCATGGAGTGAAAAAGGTTGGCAAGTATCAAAAGCCGCTCTTGGAGAACCGATGGGGAACATGGCAACTAATGAACAGTACCTAATCAATCCGATTTATGAAACGGAGATTATGACTGAAGCCACTAAAAAATCTGTAATGATGAATTTAGTTCGTCATCGTCCTATGCTCGGTCCTTCTGTTTTCCTGCCTACAAGAGACAGAGGCGGCGTTCAGCTTCACTGGCTTACGGCTTACGGTCAGCAGATCAAAGGCTCGAAGCCGAAGGGTGCGGAGCGTGTCGAGTTAAAGGCTTATACTCTCGCTGGCTACATTCCATGGTTTGATGAATTCGAGGAAGATGTTTTTGTCGATTTGGGGCAAAAATTTATCGAGGAATTTATAGAAGTTTACGGACAAGAATTCGACCGTCAATGTCTGTTAACTTCTGATGATCCTTTCACTGGCGCGATGGCTTGTTCCGATGTTACGGAAGTAACTATCACGGGAAATTCTATCAATGATCTAACCTGGAAGGATTTCAGGGACGCTGTATATAAAATTCCAGCAGAAGAGCGGAAAGACTGCTCATGGTTTCTCAATGAAACTGTACTCAATCATATTGCCAACATTGAAGATACAACAGGCCGTCCGATTTGGCGGCGGCCTACTGAGGCTATGCCTGGGCGGTTAGATTTGTACCCATATCATGAAGTTAATATACTGCCGCAAATTGCGGACATTAAAGCGGATCAACCGTTCGCTGTTTTTATGAACCCTAAAAGAATTCAACACGGAAACCGAAAAGGAATTGAGATTAAAAAATTTGATGGTACTACAGAGAGCCTTGAATTCGGTGAATTGTTTCTGCGGTTCCGTAAACGTGATGGATTTTTGGTTACTCGACCGAAAGGAAATATACTTGTACTAAAAACTAAAGCAAGTTAGTAAAAGAAGTTTAAAACCGTCCAGAGGTAACTCCGGACGGTTGATTTTTTATTGTTTTTGAAAGTGGTTTTTTAACAGCCATTTTGTTGTATACATGGCATTTAACGTTCTTTGTCTTTGCCATGCCTTTTCTAATGGAGACCATTTGAAACCATGAGATTTTAATAATTTTCTGGTTTCTTCAGGCGGTATTTCATCAAAAACAAATTGAATACGGTTAATTTCTATATTGATACGCAATTCACCGTTTGAAAATTTGACACTTTCTTCATGCATTTGATCCAGTCTGTTTAGTTCTTCCATGCGTTGTTTTATTCTGCGGATTTCTGCGTTTAGGTTGTTTAATTGCCATGTTGCGAATGGTTTTGTTTGATGTGAATACATACCGCTTTTTAATTTTTCAATGTCTGTGTCTGATAAACCTAATTTATAAA